CTATTTAAATATTAAAACCCCAATTGCTCCCATAATTGCACCTGCTATACTTCTCCAAATCCAAGTATTATTTCCTTCTAACTTACTAACTCTTGCTTCTAAATTCTTTACATCCACTTCTAATAATGTCTCAATCTTGGTTAATCTTTGTAAAATATTTTGAACTGTACTTTCTTCTAATCCCATATATTTGCCACCTACCCTTCTTTTGTTTGTCTTTCTTTATAGAAATAATAATTAATTATTACTATGTATATTGTAGTAAATTCTGTTGTTAAAGACTTAGTTACTGCTAAATAACAAAATGCTAGGGTAGTTAGTAATACAACTAAAAACCTAGCACTTAATAATTTATATAATCTATTCATTAATCCACTCTCCATCGCTATTAAATTTATATGTTAACTTTTCATTCTTAGTCATCTTGCAATTATCTTTAAAATAATACCATTTATTTTGATATTTTAACCATCTGTTTTGATAACAATATCCTTTTTCATCTGCATAATACCAGTCTTGTCCTACCTTGAACCATTCATCTTTATAATAATTTCCATCGCCATATACATACCACCAACCTACAGTATCTTGCTTCCATGTACCACTATTGTGTTCTTTTACATTCTTAAAATCTTGTAATGGGAAATTAGTCCCTGGACAATCTGTATTATATAACTCTTTATGTCCATATATTGCTAGAGTTCCATACTTATTGAATAAATATTTAATTAACTCTATACCTGCATTATATTGTGTTTGTGACATAGTTTCTTTCATATATATACCCTCAAAACAAATACCTAAACTTCCTGTATTACTACTTTTGCAATGACTTCCTATGGCGTTATCTGGTCTGCCTTTATATATACTTCCATCTTTTCTTATATAATAATGATAACCTATTCCACTCCAACCATTGTTTAGATGCCATTGATGGATGTCTTGAACTGTACAATTGCTTGCATCTGCATTATGTAATACTATTTTATTTGGTATATTTCCATATGTTAAATTATTAAATTTTAAACCTTCATTTATTATTTTCATTAATTATCACTTTCCTTTCTTTATTTAAACACAAAAAAAACACCTACATTTCGTAAGTGCCTTTTGTAAATTTTATTTATTATTTTATTCAACTACAAGAACTGGTATTTTTATTATAACTTTTCCTGATGGTGGGATATCTCCAACATTAACTATAATATTTTTAGAAGTTGAACTTGAATCGATTTTACCTTGAGTTGTTATTACTTCACTAGGTATGAATTGAATATGATTGGGTGCATTATCTTTAATAACTACTGATTTAGCTATTTTATCACTTGTGTTAGTAACTTCTATTGTATATGTAAAATTATCTCCAACATATACAGAGTCAACATCTGCTGTTTTTATAACTTTTAATTGTGCTTCTGCTATACCCTTAAATATTATAGATACTTGACCACTAGCATTATTAGTATTGTCACCTTTTGCGTAAGCAGTATTAATTATATACTCTTGCTCTGGATTTGTTGGTTGTTCAGGTTCTACTGGAACATCTTTTTTTGTAATTGTAACTATGCAAGTAGATTTTATATCTGTTCCCTTAATTTTTGCTGTTATTGTTGCTTGTCCTTCTTTTATAGCTTTAACATTTCCATTAGAATCAACTGTTGCAACTGTTTCATCTGAACTTGACCAATCTATACCTACTGCTGAAGATGTAGTTGTTACTGTTAATTTTTCTGATATACCTTCTTTTAAATTTAATGATGATTGACTTAATAATATCGATTGATTTTCTTCATTTGTATTTACTAAATAACCATTATAATCTGTATCTATCGCATCTATACAAAAATATGCTCCACTATTATCCTTATTAACTATCTTCACAGAATGTTTAGAGAAATTTAACTCATCAATTTCATATACCATAACTTGATATTTATCTGATGAACCTTTTTCACTAAAATTTCCAATTAGTTTATTGTCGATATAAACATCTACAGATGGTGTACTAGACCACCAATAAGGTGAGATTACTCTTAATTTGCTACCATAAAAATTAAATTCACAATACTCATTTTCAGTATTAATTCCATATACACAATCTGTTATTGTGTTATTATAGCACCATTCTAGACTATTACTATTAAACCAAGATTTACTATCATGTGATAATTTAGTACTGTATGTTATACTACTGTCATTGTCATCATATCTTTTCCAACCTTCTTCTGGTTGTAACAATTGCTCTCCAACAGTAGCCGCATTAGCTACAATTTCATTTTTTATTATTCCTACACTCATAATGGCTAATACCATCACAAATATTATACCTATTTTTTTATAACAATTTTTCATTATATATTATTTCTCCCTTATTTCCATTATTGAACGCGTCCATAAAATATTTTAACTTTATAATCTGTAAAAACCAACAACAATCGTAATACAAATTCCTTTATATCTAAGAAATTTAGTAAATTTTTACTTTTAATCATATAGTTAATTTTAAATTATTAATTTTAGAGACGATAAAAAGACCATAAATCTAATTTACCGTCTCTAACAATTTCTCTATTCTCTTAAATACTCCTGTTTACTACGTTTTTCAAGTCTAATAAGTTATTAAAATTGCTATTTTATATACCACTTAATATTCGCTATTGCGAAACAACTTCTGTATTTTCTTCTTCAATCTTATCAACTTTAACTTCATATTTTTCTTTTGCAAGTTGCTTTAGTTCTACAAACTGTTCCTCACTTAAGTCATCTACAGCAAAGAATACATTTATCTTTTTAATTGCTTCCTCCATAGCTTCATAAAATTTGTTAACAATTAGATTTTTCATTAAATTATACATTTATTGTATTCCTCCATTTTCTTTTATTATTTTATTATATTTTAACTCTGCTACAATAGCTTGAGTTTCTAATAATTGTTTTTGTAATTGTTCAACTTCATTTGGTTCTTTTTCTGGTGGTTTATCTTTATTCTCTAACCATTCTTGATACACTTCATCAGCAGTCTTTAGAATTTCATATTTACAAACTATAATATTATTTCCATTGATTATACTTTCTTCTTTAATATAATTTACAAGAGGTGTATAAATTAATCCATCAAATTCCTTCCACATTTCTTGATATTCTTTTTCAGTCACTATCATATTTAATCAACCCTCCACATCATGTAAAAATCTGTTTTAGTACCCTGCGTTGGTAAACTAGTAACTCCCGTAATATCAACATTGCCATTAGTATCTATCGCAACACCATAGAAAGGCTTGCCATCACGTTGGGGAATATAAAAAACTTGCTGATATTTAGGTCTAAATCCTTCTGGAATATTAAATATAGTTGTTCCAACAGAACTGACACCTACAGTACCTTGAAAGTTTAAATAGCATACACCGCCTGTTTTCGTAATTTTAAGTTCACCATAATCTTTTTCCCAACCATTTAATAAACCTATTTCAGTAATTTCAGTTGTAGCTAGTTCTTTTGTTTCCCAATTACCATTAAAATATCTGCGTATAAAACGTCTTAAATCTCCATTATAAGTTGTAACATACTGTATTCTATTTGCAGTTTCTGATATATCCCCATAGAAAAATTGTTCGTAATAACAAAACCCATTTTGTACTGGGTTTAACTCATGTGCTATAACAAAGCACCCCTCTAAAGCATTATTGGGATTAGCGCCTTTAGTAGTTTCTTCACTTGTATAATATTTTACTTTTTTATTAATTTTTATATCATCTAAGTTTTTTATATCATTCTCAACATCTTTCAATTGCGAAGCTATATCTCCATTTTTTGTAATATCTACTTGTCCAATTGTTTTTAAAATGTTAGTTCTATCTTCTTCTAATCTTTCTTCTAAAGTAGTTTTACCTTTTCTAGCTTCTCCAATTTCTGCGTCCATATCTGATATAGTTATTTCTACATTAGTAACATCATCAACTAACTTGTCCGTTATTCCTGTTAATGATCCAATTGCACTAGGTAAATTCGTACTATATTCCAAATACGTACAAGGTGTAATAGCATTATCTAGCATAATATATCCATCTGTGAATGTTTGCAAGGTATCTTTAATGTTTAATTTTTCTGTTTTTGGATTATCAAGTTGATAATATACTGTAGTTGGATTAGCTTGTAACCATTTCTTAAATCCTGCTACGTCGGGCGTTTCTAATTTTGATTTTAGTATTCTTATATTCAATTGATTTCCAGTACTTATGGAAATTCCTTCTTCATCAACATTCCATGTGTTTTTATTTATAAACTTATCAGATAACATATTATCAAAAGGATTCCAAGCATTTACTGAATTAGATAACATTAAAGTAAATGGAACAGTAATCGTCTGAATTGGGGCGTTACTACTTATTTGCCAGTTCTCACTACCATTTAAAACAACTTTATCAACATTCTTAATTCTTTCATTCTTATCGTAATCCACCACATCAGAAACCCCACTCGGTAATCCACAGTGAGGAGAAGGCAATAGAATTTCTGTTTTATCTTCTTTGTATGGTTCATAAACAGGATTTAATGTATCTTCTTCAATTTGAATATCACTAAATTCCACTGATGTATCTTGTGGTGTTGCATTGTTTATTACAAATGTAATAATTGAATTAGAAACATCATTTTTTGTTGTAAAAGTTGAAGGAAATGAACCAGTGTATAATAATCTTCCTCCATTATTATTAGCCTCAATAAATAAATTATCTCCACCTTTTATTTTATCTATCTTTCCACTAATTTTATATTTTGTATTAGGTTTTAATATAAGCTTTTGTCCTGTTGTTCCACACCAGGTTGAAGTCCCTGAAAGCGTAAATGAGTTTCCATCTACATTTTTAGCAGTATTAGATTTTGGAATTGATTTATTTATATCAAACAAATTATTCCCTGTACTTAAAATACTAATTTTATTTCCTTCTGCTTCTCCTACACTCTTTATTCCTTCAAAATATGAAGGTATTTCTTTTATTTCACCTTCTAGTATCATAATAGATTTTTTAAATTCTTCTTTAGAACTATCTGTATTCTCCCAACCATCTGTAAAATCACCTTTTAAGTATCTTGGAAAATCATTGTTTAAAGTAATATTTTTTTTCGAGTTAACTGGTATATATATAGTTCTACTGTATTGTGATGTATTTTCTAAAGATAAATCCAAAGTTAAAGATTTATTTGTGAAATTTATTATTGTATATATTCCACCTTTAGTATTAAATCTACTTGAAAAGTTGGATTCTTGTTGCTGAACTAAGGCGTTTTGTAACGTATCTAATGTCTTTGAGTTGTTCCACAAATTTTGTAAAGTCTTACCCTTTATCTGCATATTGTGAACATACTCACCTATACAATTAGGTAATTTAGTTAATACTGAATCAGTTTCTATAGGTGTCAATTCATTCTTTAACACTTTATTTTTTAGTGTAGTTACATCCTTAGTTAATTGACTTGCATCTCCGAAACTGTTTAAAGTTTCAATGTTTTTTTCAGCTTGTACGTTAGCAGTATCTAAAATTTCCTTCTTACTTGTAGCTACAGTAGAACTATTATCTAAATCTGTTTTTAATTTATTTCCTGTAGTTATTCTATTATCTATATCATTCTTCAAAGTAGTTCCTGTTGCAATAGAACCGTCTAAATTTGTTTTTAATGTATTACCAGTAGATACCGAACCATCTAACGCAGACTTACTTTTATCAGCATTATTTTTACTTGTATCTAACGCAGTTTTACTATTATTAGCATTATTAATTGTTGTATTTAAGATATTATTCGTATTAATAGCTGTTGTATTTGTATCACTTAATGCTTTATTAGTACCTAATGCGGTAACATTAGATTTATCTAAATTACTCTTTGTATTAATAGCAGTTGTATTCAATGTATTAAGTTCATTTTTAGTATTAATCGCAGTTGTATTAGTAGTATTTAAAGTATTATTTGTATTATTTGCAGTTTGAATTGTGCTATTTAAATTGTTTTTAGCTGTTACTGATTCGCTTATTTTTGCTACCAACTCTGCTTTTTGTTTTATAGCTTCTTCAATAGCTTTCTTAAATTCATCTTCAATATTATAAGCTTCATTTAATATCCAGTCTAAATCTTCTAATTTTGTTATTGTAGATTCACATATATTTGTTCTATCTGTTTCTAATGGATCAGCTACAATTCTCATTGTTATAATTCTAGTAGCTTTCTGTTTATTTTCTGTATTAAATATTCTTAATACTCCATTACATTGACCACTATAAGCAGTTAACTTATTCCCCTTCAAGCTTTGACAAACTATCTTAACTGAACCATCTGTACCTAAAGTAACATTCTCATTTTGAGTTTGAATATAATCTGTATTTGAACTATTATTATGAACTCTTAATTCTACTTTATATTTACTCATATCTTCTTCAATTCCATTATTTCTACATATAAAGTTTAATGTTAAAGTGTCGTTCTGATTTGCTTGTATATCTAATCCTAAATTATAGCTTTCATTTTTAAAATCTATAAAAATAGGTTCTAGTTCGAACAAACTATAAGTTGTCATAATTATCACTTTCCTTTCATATTTTATTTTTCTGTACGCTAAAAAGAGTCCGATGTATTTTGGACTCTTGTAATAATTGTTAATTTATAAATTTTATGGTATAATTGTTTTGCCATCTCGAACAAACTTAAGGGATGGGAGGCGATAGCATGAGACTCTTCGAACGAAAATCGAATGATAATGAATTGGTAATGGTTAAGCTTGTATTCTATATATCATTACTTGATTGTTTAAAACCAATTGTTAAATACATATTTAGTTAATCCCTTTAACTAAAATACAAATGATAAGATAGTTTAAATATAAAGACAAGCATTTTATGAAATCTTATACAATGTGATTGGTACTCACATGAGATGGTAGATATATTCATAATTTTGTTTGTCTTTTACTATTTTATGTATAAAAATAAGACACCGTGGTACTCAGTATCTTATTCGCATGAAACTCTTATATTTTTTTAAAATTGTTTGTTTTCTTTACACTTACTATTATATCATCTACGTAGATGATGTCAACACCTCTATTGTTAAATTTTATCTTTTAATGGGATTTTTATTTTTAAATTAATCCTTGGTCTTTTAACATTTTATAACATATGGTTTCTATATAATCTTTTAAATCATAACCTTTACCAATCTTTTTATCTTCTATATAAAATGCTTCATTATTAATAACTAATTTATGTATTCTAACGTCTTGTATTTCCATTTCTTCCATTCCTGCAATTGATTTATAAAACCAACTATATTTGTCCCGTCCGTCAGTTACATACAAATCATTCACGGTTGCTACACCATCACCGAAACCCATTATATTTTTTCCACGGTTATCTTTTATTAATAATCCACCTTCGTATATTTGTATACCATTTTTGTTTATCTCTGTTTTTTCTCCACTCGCTTTATTAAATGCTACAGTAAAAGCATCTTTTCTAAGTTCCCAACTTCCACTACTATCACCTTCTTGAACTACAGCACTAATTTTATCTGCTTGTTGGTCTATTTCAGAACTTAAATCATGTTTAACATCTTTTACTTCACTTCTTATTTCTTTTGCAGTTTGTGTTATACTACTTTCAAGGTCTTTCTTTGTATCCACAACTTCACTTCTTATTTGTTCTGCTGTCATTTTTATTTCACTATGTAAGCTATTATCTAAACTATCTACTCTTAAGGTTATAAATTGCTCAGTCATAACTATTTTTCTATATAAATTATCTAAGTCACTTAAACTTTTATCTATATAATTAGATAAAAATTGCCCTAATTCAATATCTATAAATTCTTCATTTACAATATCCCAATCGTAGCTTATACATCTTGCAGATACTTCTATATTAATATTTTTGTTATAGCAATGCACAGTATCTCCTAAGCATATTTTTTCTAATTTATCATAACCAAGTTTTTTATATTCAGTTGTTTTAGATAAATCTTGCATTTTCACTTTATAATTAGCTTTTATCTTATCAGCACCTTCATCAAAAAGTTTTTTACAACGCTTTTTCATTTCTTCTTCTGCTTCTGCTCTAGTGTTAAAACCTTCTTTATCTTCTGGCTTTTCTTTTACTTTTATATCAGCCATTTCAATAGCTTGTTCATACACTTCTCCATATTTAGCGATTAATTGACTATCCACGTATGGAGTATTTTCATTTAAAACTAAATCTCCCGAATATGGGTATATTCTAGTTACAATTTCATCAGAATTCAAATCTTCTTCTATATCTTCTAAGTTGTAACCAAACGTAACTCTTACACCTCTGTCAGCACCACGCCTTAATGGAATATTAAGATTATAATTATTACACTCAATCTCTCCACCCCAAACATTAATAAAACTGTCTTCATCATTTCCATTCAGAACATTAATTATATTTTTCATTTTATATTGTCTAATATCAGTAATATTACTCTCAGAATGTCCAGTAAATTTACTATCTTCTAATATTTTACTTAATACTTGTTGTCCATTACCTTGCACATTTTTATTAAATATAACTTTCTTATTTAAATCGAATTGTACATGTCTTGCATAAACTGTCATAGTATTGCTACTCATATTTTTTACAGTATCATAAATTCTATATGCTTGTGGCTCTCTATTAAATTCTGGAGTTTGTGTTGCTATAAGACAACCTCTATTTATATGTTTATATAATCCATCTTTATCTAAAATTACTTCTATTTCTAGCTCATTCTCACCATTTAAAACTACATGAATCTTGCCTGTTATAGGTTTCAATATAATCCCATTTTTCGTTATGTCTTGCTGGTTGTTAGTATATAATTGTATAAGGTTAAGATATAATTTCATTTATTTTATCACCTACTTTCTATTGTTTTTTAAATTTGAACATAAGAAAAGACTAGTATTTCTACTAGCCTTAAATAGCTCTGTAATTTGGTATATAAAATATTTTAAAACCCTCACTCCAAGAAATAATATTTTTTCCATGTTGTAAATATAAATCCTGCATAGCTTTAATATTTGTTTTTCCTATTGCAAATGTTTTGTCAGCTTCTAATATTTTATCGTGTTCGGTATCTATAATTAGTTCTTTATTTACATTACAAGTAACCTTAGTTCTATTTACAGTAAAATCACACGTTCCAGTTCCTTGTATTCTATAGATAGGTCTACAAGTATAAAAATCATTATACAGTAACTTATTTATTGGTAATTCTTTACTAGAAAAATAAAGATATTGCCACGGTTCACACGTAAAATTTACAGTAAATTTTTGTATTTCATAAAGTTCTTCATAGTTAAAATTCTCAATTTCAACATTTTTAACTTTATAATAGTAATCAAAATCATTCATTAATCGTAATTTGTTATCTTTTATATTTTCTAACCAAAACGTAATATTTCTTATTTTTTGTCTTATAAAATCTAAATTATTCTCAATAAAATTAAATTCTATAGATATTTCTATATCCTCATATGTTTCATTCTCCATGTAATAAGAACCATCAGCATCAGAAATATCTATAGTTTTTATTTTTCGTTTTGGAATTGGTATAAAAGGTCTTTTTATAATCTCCAAGTCAAAATCACTTTGCTTTTTTCCATTAAAAATAATATCATAGCTCATTTATTTCACCGTCCTTTACTAACTCTACTACTTCTATTTTGTCTATTCAATTTATCTAAAGTTTTATCAACGGATCTATTTACAATTCCATTTGCATCTACATCAACATTTACAATAGTATTAATCCCATCTAATCCTTGCTTAAACACATTAAACATTACATTTGCTAATTTATTATAATCAATTTCTGTGCTAGTATAATTACTACTATTATAATTTTTAACTAATTGTTTAGCTTTAGCACTATTTTTATTATAATAACCACCACTTAGCATTATAGAATTAAGTTGATTTCTTATTTCTGCCTTCATATCAGATACACTTTGCATATGTGTTCTAATCCCAGTACCGTTAGGAATATAAGCTAATGGATTACTATTATAAGAACCTAACATTCTAACATTATTATTAGATGCTAATTCAAAACCTTTTTCATGAACTGTACTTAAACCACCTTGATAATTATTAGTACCTGTAGCATTTTTACCTATACTATTAAACCAATCTCCTACTTTTTCAAAGAATGTTTTTACATGTATCTCTTTATTTTCTGGTATTTTATCCACACTATCTTTAACTTGCCCCATTTTAGTTATAGTGCCATCAGCATTAGTTTGTATCTCCATTGGAGTTCCATTTACATCTAATATTCCAGTTTTAACTCCATTTTCAGCTTCAGTAACATTTTTAAGACTTCCTATTACTTCTCCATTTGCACTAACAACTTGATTTTTAGCATCTAAATGAGATTGAGATATTGCACCCATAGCTTCTTGTACTTTTAATCTATCAGCTTCATGTTCGTTTCCTAATTCTTTAACTTTGTTTTTCATTTCATCAGTATATCCACCAACAATTCCAGTAGTTTTATTCCAACATCCTGTAATTTCGCCAGTATTTTTATCTACTGTTACATAGCAGTCATTCATAGCACCAGTAGTTGTATCCTTTACTTTATACCAACCATTCTCAGTTACAATCCCAAGTCCATCATAGTGTTCTTTTGCAAATTGCAGACCTTGCTGTGCCTTTAAATCTGCATCACTTAATATTTCACCAGTATATGTGTTAATTTTACCTCTTAATTCCTCATTTTTTTCTTCTGTAATATCTATATAGCCTTGCCAAGTTTCTCTTTGTTTTTCTAATAAAGTGTCTCTTTCTTGTGTTTTATTTTCTATTTGAACTTGTAAATTATCTGCATCCTGTTGATTTCCTGCATCAATAGCTTTTTGTTTTGCTGTTCTCATCATTTCTATTTGAGTATCATAACTTGCTAAAACTTGTGCATTTTGTTCATCAAGTTTTTGCTTTTGCTGAACCAATAATTCTTTAGCACCTTCAGCATCTAAAGTATTCATTCTATTAACAAACTCATTTTTAGCAAATAGTTGTTCTTCTTGATTATTAGCTAATGCTTCAAGTTCAATTTGTTTTATTCTGCTCATTTTATCTTGGATATCTTTTATTTCATCTTCATTTAATGCTCTTTTTTCTGCATTTGCATCAGCATATATTTTGTTAACATCTTCTTTTAATTTAGTTACTTCTTCGATATTAGTGTTATAGTTTTTATTAAGATAATCTAATACCTTTTGTTCGCTTTCATCTATAACACCATCACCAAGAGTAAACATTTTTCCCATTTCTTCTTGACTTGTAGCTTGTTTATTTTTTATACTTTCTATTGCAGTAGTACACATACTGTCTACTCTACTGTTAAATCCTGTTGTTTCTTCATCAGTAAGTACATTATCCATGTTTATACTACTTAAATAGAAATTAAAATCTTGCATAGATTTAGTAGATTCATTTACTTTATTTTTAAAATCTTCCCCTAAATTATCACCTAATTCTTTTAACACAAGACCGCTTTTCTCTAATTCATCTCTACTTTGTACATGAACTCCATTCAGTTCTAATAAAGTAGATTTTAATAACCCTAATTCTTCTCTACTTATTACACAAGAATTAGTTAAACCATCTTGATATTGATTATATGCATATATTCCTGCTCCTACTGTAGCTAATACTGCTCCGATTGGAATTAGTGCAGTAGATAATCCAGTAACTCCTACGCTTGCAACCTTACTAGCTGTAGCTAATCCTTCTACATCTTTTGCTACTTTACTTGCTTTACTTAAATCCCCTAGAGTAGTAGTGACTTTACCTATTCCCCCTACTAAAGAGCCTAATCCATTTGTAAAAGAACCTAATACCTTTACCGTCCCACCAAATGTTGTTGTAAATAAAGTGGCTTTTATAATTGCTTGTTGTTGTTCTTCTGTCATTTTTCCAAGCCAATCAGCAACTTTTCCAATTGATCCACTAACTTCATCCATCATTGGCAATAAATTTTGTCCTAATCTTATCATTTCATTCTTAGCTTTATTAATACTTTTAGCCATTTTTTCTGCTGGTGTATTATTCATCTTATCAAAAGCTTTTTGAGTTGCTCCTGCTGAATTTTCCATAGCCTTTAATATTTCATTGTAATCCTTACCTTCATTACGTGCTAATGTTAACGCTCCAGTTCCCGCTTCTACAGAACCAAACATATCTTTAAGAGTTTTACCATTTTTCTTTGCATACTCATCTAACATACCTAGTATTTCAGTAGTACTTTTACCTTCTGCTTTTAAATCAGAAAATCCTTTTCCACTAAGTTCTCTAAGTGCTTTATCTGCTACAGTTCCACTTTTAGATAATTCAGATAACATAGATTTTAGATAAGTAGCACTTTCACTTGTTGCAATACCATTTTTAGTCATCAATGCCATACTTGCAGAAAGTTCACTAAAAGAAAAGTTTGAATTACTTGCAACTGGTATAATAGCACCTACAGAACTTGCTAACTGGTCAACTGTTGTTTTACCTAAATTTTGTGTAGTTATAAGTTGGTCACTTATTTTAGTTGCATCTTCTGCTTGTAATCCATATCCATTTATTGCAGTAGTTAAAACATCTACCGCATTACTGGCACTTGTAAACCCACCCTTAGCTAATTTTATTGAATCATTTGTAAATTTAACAGCTTTCCCTTGTTCAACACTTGCAGATATAGAACTATAAACAGCTTCGCTAAAATTATTTACAGCAACACCAGTATCATCAGACGCTTTTATTACACTGTCTTTATATTTTTTTAAATCTGTATCATCAGCTAAAACTGTACTAACTTGTGCAAAACTTGTTTCAAAATCAGTAGCCATTTTAGTACTTGCGACTCCTAAAGCAACAAGTGGAGCTGTAGCCTTTAATATATTTCCACCTACATTATTTGCAGTAGAACCAACGCTTTTTAATGTTTCACTAGCATTACTACAACTTTTACCAAGCTCCTGTAATTTATTCTTATATGTACTCACGTTCGTATCTTTTAAAGTATTATTAGTTTGTTTTATTGCACCTTCTAAACCCTTCATTTCATTTTCAGTCAAAGTAGCTTGGTGTCCAACATTACTAAGTGTTTGCTTCATTCTTGCAAGTTGTTCCTCTGCTTTTACAGTATCTTTCCCTTGCAACTTCATATTAGCTATTTTTTCTTCTTGTTTTTTAATAGCTTCTGTAGTTTCCGTCATTTTCTTTTTATAATCTTCTAATTTCTTAGAATTTAAAGTATACATTTTTTCTAAATTGCTTAATTTACTTTTTAATGTATCATTAGTTTGTCCATACTGTTTAGTAGTTTTGTCGGTACTTTTAACTTCTTTATCTAAGTTTTTAAGTTCCCTATTAATAGCACTAATCTCTTTATTAACATTATTATTTTTAATACCTAATTCAACTATTAATTGCTCTTTATCAGCCAATTTATATTACCTCCCTTCTAATCTAATACTTTATAAGTTTTCTTTTCATTACTTTCGCTATATCCACTATTTTGTTTTGGATTATTAATATTTGTGTGTATATCTAGCAATTTAAATATTTTTCTAGGTGTACTTTTCCAAAAACTTTCCTCATCATTTTCTAATATTTTTGTATAGCAATAATAAAGATAATCGACATCTAAATCTTCTAATTCTCTATTATTGCTAATTAGTTTTTTTCATTTCCCTCAGCCTGTGGAAACCCGCTAGTTACAATGTTGATAACGGTTGGTAACAAACTAATTACCAAACTAAATAAATCATAATCACCATTAAATAATTCTTCACCTAATATTTTTTCTGTTTCTTTTTCTCTTAATGTACTTGCAATAAAATATAAAACAGTCATATCATCTAATTCATTTAATTTAAGTAAACTAGCTAGTATACTCTCCCCACTTAATTCTTTAAAAACTTCGCATGACTCCATATCAAAAGCCATTACATATTCTTTTCCATCTATTTTTATGTTCTCAATCTTTCTTTTTAAATTACTCAATATAATCATTCCTTTCATTTTTTAATTAACTTAAAAAAAGGTACTACAATTAAGTAATACCTTTTATAAATTAACTATTTAATTATTATGCTCCTACTTTTGATCCTCTAAATTGTACTTCTGTAAAGAATTTTTCAATCTTAGTTTTATCAGCTTTTTCATTCGCTGTATCTAAAGAAAATGAAAATTCTTTTTTATTAGTATTTGAGTTTATTACAGCTAAACCAGTACCAACTAACTTAGTAACTCCATATTCTATGTTGTCGCTATTTCCTTTTCCCTCGAATGCATTTTCTCTATGGATTTTACAGTTGTATGCAACATTATATACCTCATCACCGTTATCATATTCTTCTACCCATAATATAGCTACAGCTTGGTCAACATCGTCTGGACTAGATACTAATTCTCCATTTTCGTTGTAAGAACCTTCAAGCATTGCTTGGATTGAAGGTGTCCATTCTGCAACTGTTAAATCAATTTCTAACCCTGTTTTTTTAGATTTAGATTTTAATTTTACCATATCACCAATTAGATTACCCTCTGCAATAGTATTTTTAATTGCTAATTCTTGTAATCCATTAACCTTTACTGGTGCTGTCCATACCCCTTCTTTATAAGGTGCGAAATGTATATTTTTTACCCCCACTATTGAACGAAATTCTTTTACTGTTTCTGCCATTTTTTATCATATCCTTTCAAATTTTAATTTTTTACATAAAAATAAAGCCTGTTTTAAGACTATTTGCTTAAAGTCTAGTTTTTTAAAGCAATTGTGAATTGCATAGCTGTATTATATAATTCATTTTCTTCTAATATAGTTTGTAATATAATTTTCTTTTTAAAACCATTTTTTAGCATAGCTCGTATTACATTTTTTTTATTAGTTTCTATTTTATTTTTACAATAAACATTTAATAATACTGTATATTTACTTGCTATTTCTTCATTATCTCCATACATTTTAGGGGTTTCAACATAGCTATAAACTACACATTCATTATTTGTATCATTTTGTCTTTTAAGATAATAGGAAGGTAATCCAATATCTTTTAAAGATTGTTTTATTTTATCTCCAATATCCATAAAATCACCCCTTCCATGCCTGTTTTACTTCTTCTTTTAACCTAGTTTTTAACTTAGTTTTAACTTCATCTTCTTTAGATTGTACAGTTTCATCAAACCACATAACATGACTATCTACAAGGGTTGTACCACCTCTAGGATGATAACCATAATTATTAAAATACATACCTTTTATTTTATCCCAGTCACTTTCAGAACTTTTTAAACCCACATCTATATAAGTAGAATTACCAAATTTCTTAGGTTCAAAAGCTTTTATTTCATCAGCATTATCAGAAAATGTACTTGCTTTATCCTTTATAGCTTCTTGCATATCTTTTGCAACTTCAACAACTACTTTTTCAGATTCTATATTAGACAATTTTCCAATTCTATTAATAAGATTATTTATACCTTTAATTTCAACACTCATTATTGCACCAACTCTGCTACAATTTCATAGTATTTATGTAATTCTTCAATATCACTTACATAAGTTATATTATAATTTTGTTTATTGTAAACAATCCTATCTTTACTCTTTAAATTTAAATCTTTTTTGTATCTAATATAAAATCTTTTTTTATCTATAGAAGCATCTCCATTTGCAATTATCTTTTCATATCCACTCGTATTCTTAATCTTTGCTTTTAAAATTTTGTTTGGTATTATATCTTTCCATTCCTTTGTTGGTATGTTATCTTCATCAACTCCATTAAAAAATCTTTCAATTCGTATGGGATGCTTAAATTCTCCGCTATTAATTATCTTCATTTAATCACCTACACTAAATTCTTAGAATGTAATCCTAAAATCCCATCCAATATTAAATTTACTTTGTCTTTGTCAGCTTCAATACTTCTACTTTCAAACATTCCCGAAACTAATACTAATAAAGCTATAGTTAAATCATTTTTTGTGTTTATTTCTTCGTCCTTTAACCCAGTATAAGATTTAATATAATCTATACTTGCATCCTTAAATATTTCTAATAATTGTTTATCTTCATCATAAGCATTACAATAATTTATAAGTAAATCTGTTTTCACTTCATTTATTTTTATAACAATCACCCTTTCCATTCATTTAGTTAGGAAAGGGAATAAATCCCTAACCTACTATGCTATTTTAGATTTTAAAACTATCATTGCTTTTTCATCTATTAATTTTGCATCTAATCTAATAGAAGACTTAACCGCAATATAATCTTCTAAGAATCCAACTTCTAAAGACTTTTGCATTTCAAAATTCTTCCTTAATCCTATAGTCATAACTTTGTTAAAATCTCCAAAATAAGCACATTTTTCAACTGTTGCACTATCAATTGCAGGTACAAAATCATTTACGATTACTGGTTTTCCCAATAAGAATGTAGTTACTCCTGTTGTTTCTGTAGAACCAACTGGTGCTACGTTATAAGATTGTGTTAAAAGTGGTCTACCTTGTGCATCTTTTAATTTTGCTAATTCTCTACAAGTTGCATCATTAAAAATCCAAACTGCATTTTGTCTATATGCTGATTTAACCCCATAAAACATATTTAATAAATCTGCTTCGGATATTTTCTTCACTCCACCAGCTACAATTTCTCTTTCAGAAGGTAACATTTCTAATCCTTCTACACCTTCAGCTTTATCTCCCTTAATAACTAATTCGTCTAATGTTTGTGCTAATGCTTCTTTAGTTTGTGCAATTAATTCTGCTTCGATATTATACATAGAATCTTGCATTAATTCGTTAGATACTGTAAATAAATTAGTATATTTAACTGCTCCTAAAGTTTTAGTCTTGAAATCTGCTAATTGTGCTTTATATGTTCCTAATTCTGCTGTTTTAACAAATTTTCCAATCTTATTTCCTTGTAAAGGAATGTTGTGTGGTGATGTAGTATTAATCTTATTTGCCATTCCATAAAGTGGAGAAACATATTCAACTTGTCTTATAATAGAATCTGCCCATGTTTGTCCTACTATGTCCTTTCCTATTGCTACATTTCCTCCAGTAGAAATTCCCTCGGTAACTGTTGCTCTTGTTTCTAAACTATTTAAATCAATTTTACTTCCTCCTACTAGTTCTTCTGCTATACTTCTCTTTTCCATATTCATATCTTCCTTTCCATCTTTATTTTTTTTTGGTTTATCTTCTTCATCCATCATTTTACTTTTCTTATCTTTATTAGCTTTAATTACTTCTTCTAATCCTCTTACTTCTGTTTTAATTTCTTCAACTCTAGCATTTTCAGTTTCATCAAACGCTCTAACTTCTTCAGTTGCTTTATTTACTAAACTTTCCATCTCTTCTATTAAACTATTTCTCTTTTCAATTATTGCTTTTATATTACTCATTTTTTAAATCATCCTTTCATTTTATAAATTATTATTTTTATTTTTTAAGATAAACAGGTCTGCATTGTACACAGAACTCATATCTATTTTTGTATTATCTGTGTTATAATCTTCTAATTCTCTTATTTCTAAGTCAATATTTTTATTTTCTAAATCCCTAATTTCTACAGAGCAACCACTATACGCAGGATTTTTCTTTTTACTAAGTATAGATACCTCAAATAAATCTAAGTCTTTAATTTCTCTTTGTTCTAATATACCTATTTTTTTATTTATCTCACTAGGATTATTAAAACCAAAACTACACCCAACTAGGTTATTATCTTTAGCAAGTTGAACCGTTTCTTCATCTGTTAAAGTTGCTCTATAATGTAAACCTATATTATCTTCTTTTAGTTCTACATTTTCACCACATTTACCTATTTTCTTGTTTAAATCATGATCTAATAACATTAAAACATTATTATTTCTTTCTAAAGCCCTTTTAAAAGTACCTTGCTTTATAATCTCAACAAAGTTTTCACCACTAGGTTTCTTCATTATTTTACTTTTTCTTTCAGTTACATTTATATAGCCTTGCAACTCTACGCTATCATCTAGTAATCTTATTTCCAACTAATCACCACCTTTCAGCTTAAAATAAATTATCAATATACACCTAATAGCACAAACTAATGTCACTAATGGTAGTGTGTATAATAGTCCAAATTTAATTAATATAAATAACAAAGAAGATAATACAGCACATAAGAACCATAAATCTTCTTTGTTATTTTTAAAATATTTAGTTATTTTGTATTTTTTTATTTTATACTTTTGGTTTAGTTTCTCCCAGTTAGATATTATTTTTATTTTCAACTGTGTTTTCAGTTTTCTTAATCTCTCCATTCACCTCAACACCACCTTCACTATCCATTTTCATACCAATATTCGGAACAAACCAGCTACCATCATTGCTATTAAATAAAGCTTGACCTATAGTCATTTTATGTATATCCATTCCTTTTACACTTTCTAAATTTTCTTTGTTTCTAATTTCATTAACTGTTTCTATACCGGCATCCAAACTTAATTTATAAGCATTAAATCTTTCAATTATATCAGCTTTTACTATTTCATCAGTATACATCTTAAAGCAATATCCATTTTCTTTTTCTTTTTCTAATAGTAAGCATTTATCAACTGCACATTCAATAGCATTTATTATAGGATTTATCTTAGTCTTTACAAATGTTTTAAAAGTATCATTGTTTAAGATTTTTGGAAATCCAAACAGTTGTATTATTTCCTCATTTAAAAATCTCATATTTTCCATTATTTGCATTTCTCTGTTACTATTAGTCAAAGGTATATAACTCAGACCTTTATTAAGTACGATATTTGCATCAGATTCTTGTATATCTTTTGCATCCTTTTTAAATTGTGACATTTCGTCTATACCTAATTTATTTTCAGACTTCCAAACACCTTTACGTCCTCCACCTGCTTTTAAGTTTTTATTAAAATAGTCTTGTAATCTTAAGGCTACTGTAAATAAATCTTTGTTTTGTTTCAACATTCCATTAGCTGTTAAGCTATCTTTCACTGAAAAAGTTGCTATTATAAAATCTGTCATATCCATTTCTTGCCCCTGTACACTTATAACAACATCTTTGTGTATTGCTTCACTATCTAACATTACACTTATAACATTAGAATTTACATAATATAGATTTTCAACATCATTTTTATTTTTATCTACATTTATATATCCAATTCCATCTATCAACATATCTTTAACTAAATCTTTTTTAAGTTGTGTTGCATTGCAAAAATAATTTGGTTCTTTATTAAGCAAGAATAACCTTTTATCATCTTTTATTTCTTCTAATTTATTTGTATTAGATTTTTTATATAATTTAAAATCTAAACTTGCAATAATAGACGTTATAAATTCTAAACAACTATAAACTGCACTAATATTTGTTATAGTATCTTTATTAACCGTTATATTATCCTTTTTACTATTTAAAATTTCTTGTAATGTTTGTGCATTATCAGCTCTAGTTTCCATTAAAAACCCCATATATTCACCATCCTTTCTATATTTGATTTTGACTTACTTTGACTTTAATAAAAAAATTAACGTTGACTAACCCAAGTTTGTCCATCTAATAATTCTTGTTGTAGCAGATAAAGTGCGTCTATTGTTGCAAAAACCATATCGACTTTACCTGCTGTTTTAACACTAATCCTTTTATTTATATACAAATTCAAATTTGTATCTTCTGTTTGTCTACAATTAGCAAAATTTTGTTCATATATTTTATTATTGTAATATGCAAATTTCTTTTCTATTATTAGTTCTTTTAACCATTTTATAGTCGGATGTAATACATTACTATATTGTTTTACTTCAACTGTTTCATAATTAAATTCATTCTCCCATCTTTGTGCAGAACTTCTAAGGTTTCTTATATCAAATCCAATTTGAACTATATTAACACCATACTTTTCCTCAAAGTATTTCTTAATATAATCTTCAAATTGTTTATAATCAAGAACATCTTCACCACAAATAATAACGTTACCTTCCTGTTCTTCTGCTCTATAATTAAAGTTTTCTTTTTTTGATTTAATATCAATGTTATTTTCTTGTACAAAACATACCGCTTTACTATGTACAATTCCTGTGTTTTCATCATACCCAATCATAACATGACTAGAATTATCCAAAGTTTCTGCTCCATCAGAACCGATATAAACATTTCTTCCATTCCAGTCCCATTCTTCATCTTGTCTACACGCTCTTATTTGTTCTAAACTTATGTACCCATCAACTCCAACACCTATATATTGTATATTATTATGTTTACATAAATAATTTTCTCTTTTACTTTCATATAGAATAGCCATTGTCCTTTTTTTTACGATTGCATCAAAAACATTTTTATTGTCAACTGCAACTGGATTGGATTGATATATTACTAAATCATTAGTTTCCCATTCTTTAATTAGTTCCATGTTTGGTTCATACAATAATGCAAAATATGTTTTATCATCAAGTACATTATCAAGTACCTTTTTAGCCATATCTATTTCAGTAATCATTACATTGTTTTGGTTTGGATACTGTGTACTAATTATTATTCCTAATTTCTCTTTAAGTGTTATTTGAGAACTTCGCATTGCTTCGATTGGATAATCGTCCATTGCTCCTGCTTCATCTCCTAAAAATACATTAGCTAATTTACCATCCATTTTATCATTACTATAAGCAAGTGGAGTATATTCACTCTCAGTGAGTTTGCACTCTGTCATATCTCTTTTAATTTTAAAATATTTCTCTAAAGATGGACTACTTTTTATAATCTTTTTCATAGCCATTTTTAGTTCGCAACTTAATTTATAATCTGGTGCAACACTAAAAAATCTACTAAACTTTGGTTCTAACAGCATCTCTAATATAAATATTATTGCACTTGTAAAAGTCTTAAAATTCTTTCTTGATATTTCTAATAATCCTGTTTCATATAATCTATTTTTAGTTTCTTTATTATAAGTACATAAAATTGCAGTTATAAAAAACCACTGATAATTTTCTAATCCTTCATAACAACTAACCCTTAAATCGGGATGTATTATTATTTTTAATAAATCACATATTTTTTTATACATTTCTTCATTTATATAAGCATAATCGGTCTTATTATCTACTATATCTAACCATTTTTTAGCCTGTTTTTTTACATATATACCTACATAATTATTATCTTTTTCTAAGCACCATTTACAATATTTATACGCTTTACTATCGTCTATAATCATTTATCGCCACCACCTAATATTTTAAGCAATGGATCTTCTTTTTGTTGTTGTGCTTGTACGTTTAAACTTGCTAATTTAGACCTAGCACTAGGAGAAAGTCCAATTTCCATGCAACACTTATTAAATATAGCATTATAATCTTTATAGATAACACTTGCTGGATTTCTTGTTAAATCTCCATTCTCTTTAGTCGTTACCAATCCATATTGGTCAATTAATTCTTTACACTCATTCATTTTAAGAATTGCATCAACACAAGTTTCCAGCATAGTAATATCTAAATTATTTAGTATACCACTTTCTTTCAATTCTCCAACTATAAACTTATATAATTTTTTACCATCTTTAGAAAGGTTTTTAGGTGCCTTATATACTAAGCTATCATTACCTTTCAATTTTTGTTCTTGTTCTTTTCTTGTTTCGTATTCTTCTTTTGTTAAATGACTTGTCTGTAAATCTACTGGTTTAGACGCTCTCGCCATATAATCACCTACCTTTCTTTTATAGTTAATAATTGTTATCAGTTGTAAATATCCCATTTCGGAACTTTTTGTGTATGTGTGAGGTACTGTTATGTTACAAATCGCACAACCAAGCTATTTATAAGCATGGGGGATATAAATTATTTCCCTACTATTACCCATACCTTACCATCATAATACAAACATTCGTTCTATTTAATTGCAAAATAAAAAGACAGTAACAAATTACTATCTATAATCACATTCTTTATAATTTTTAATATCTTTACATATACAATAAATGAATATAAATTATCTACTATCTAATCAATAACAATTATTATTTAATTAACACTAACTTACTTATATATTAATTCCAAGTTCTTTTACAATCTTATTATATCTTTCTCTATAACTTCCTAACTCTTTGTTACCTTTCTTCCAATCTTCCATCATATCTCTTAACATCAATTGTATTTGTTCTTTACATTTAGTTTTATATAATTTATGTACTATTTGTCTATGTATGTAGTTTGATAAAGGTATTAGGTTATCTTCGTCATATGCTAAGTCCTCACGCTCACATATCTCTATTATATGATGTACTGTCTCTGCAACTTCAACTCTGCCAAATATATAATAACTAAATAAATCTATACTATTGTAATCATCCATTATATTGTCTCTTAGCTTTTTCCATTTGCTACTGCTATATATCTTACTATCTAATCTGCTTCTATCTCTTTTACTCTTATCTAATTGTCTTTTCTTCTTAGCTTCACATATATAATTGCGTTCATGGATTGAATCACACACTGGACAACTCACCTTGCTCATTATACTTCTAATACCCTATCCAAATAGTCTACGCTATAATACATATCTACACATTTGAATGCAAAATTATATCCTTTAGATATATAATCCCATTCATCATTTATTTGTCTATTATTATATCCATCTTTTAGTTTTGCTAAAGCATATTCATTTTTACTAACTATTTCAAAATCATCTATTCTATTTAAACTTTTTAATCCTTTATATAACTTCATCTTAATTCCTCCTAATTGTTTTTTGCATATTAAAAAGAGCTACTATAATAGTAACTCTAAAATTTAATTATTTTCACTAAATTATCTACTTTGAAGCTTATTAACTTCATATGTTTGAAGTAAAAATAGACACATAGTTCCTGATAGATTAATTGCTAATTCTGAATGTCTTATAGATGGTTTATAAACCTTCCCTGCTTTTCCATGTGAATCACCAAATTCATTTCTTAAACTAGCTAGTCCATTAATAATTGATGTACATCCACCTAGAATTTGTTTAAAGACTTGCTCTTTATGTTGATTAGGTGATAAATTTAATTCTTTTGATACTAATTTATATAAAGAATTTAAATCTCCATCTTCTTTACAAGTTAATTCCATATCTTTTAAAAGGTTTTTAAGAACACTTTCTAATAATGTACGTGCTGAAGTAATTGCACCTTCTGGATCTTCTTCTTTTCTATCCAATGCTTTATTCCACGTATCTGTAATATACTGATAATTTAATATTTTGAGATTTTCAGTAACTCTTTCTATATTTGGCAATACTTCCAATTCATTATTTTCAAGATAATCTAATAATTTAGCAAATTCAGATTTTATATAAACTCGTCTTTCAGCATATGTTTTAATCTCATTTTTTATATACTGCCAAAATTCATCTAAACTCCTATATTGCTTTATCCATTGAGGCATTAATTCTTTGAAGTATGTTTTTTTTAAAAAATAAATTCTTAATATTTTATAATCATCATCATAAACATAACCATTAGTACATCTATTTATAAGAATATTTACTAAATATTCTGCTTTTTCAAAATCTGTCTTACAATTTTCTATTTCATTTTCATTATCAAATACTCTTTCAAAATCCATATGTATTCATCCCCTTAAAATAATAAGTGATTATAATGTTACCTTATTATTTTTAATATTCTTTTACTGTATCTTTAAAAAAACACATGCTTGCTTCTTGTTCTATGTTATCGTTATTATATTGATTTTTAACTTTATCTCCATCTAGCCAAACAAGTGCAGTTACATCTCTATCATTTTCTTTATTCTTCCAGTTTGTTAAATGTTGTATTGTTAAATCTACAATATAATCTTTATACTTTGTTTTTTGTATTTCATTTATAATTCTAACCTCTTCATTTTTTAATTCTTTTTTTGTAACCTTATTTGGCAAATCTAAAAATAAATTAACTTTATTATCTTTTAAACTAATACTTACATCTCTGTCTACTCCTATAGCTAACTTAGCACTAGCACCAACACTATCTTCTATATTTCCATTCTTCTGCATTTTTTGATATGTTGCTATTGGGTTTGAAACTTGCATTATGTCATATATTGCAATTCCACCAATTATTAATACTAAAGAACACATAATAGCTATAAACCACTTATTTTTATAAAATTTATTTTTCATTTTATCCTCCAAAAAATAATATATAACTATTATAACAAATATTTACTTATATTAATACACTAATCCCTAAACAAATAGGTAATATAAATACAACAACTAAAGCTATAATTCCATTATTATTACAATGCAATTCTCCACTTTTTTTAGCATATATTCCTCCTAAAAATAGAGAAATAAACATTATTATATTTAAAATTGCTAATATTTTATCCATTTACACACTCTCCTATAATTCTATAAATTCTTTAGTTATATTTTCAAACTTTTTAATAGTTTCTCTATATTCTAATTCATTTATCAAATCTTCTTTTTTTATGTATTCTATATCTAATAAATTTGTTCTTGTCTCTAATCTTCTAATTCTATTTTCTAACTTTTGTATTCTAAAATCATCAATTAAAAATAGTCCACCTAATGCTAATATTACTAATATATCACTCATCATTACACCTCCACGCTTTCATACCAAGTTGGTTTAATTGGGTTTGTATAAATCCATTTTTTAACACCAATCTGACTAATATAACTATTTCCAATTTCAATTTCATAATGTCCTTGTATTAAATTCATTATCTTTTTAGGCTTATAACCCATTAATTTAAAATATAAAATTTCTGCAATAATAACTTCATCATACTTACAATTTGGATTGTTAGTACCTTTATTAGCAATTCTTCTTTTCAATGTTGTTTCAGCATTTGGACTTGAACTATGCTTGGTAACACTATATTGTGAATTACATACAGTATCTTTATATAAATCAATATAAAATTCTTCTAATACTCCTAAAGCCTTTTGTAAATCTTCTTTTTGTTGCATAGTCATTTTTCTAACTTCATCTGCAAAAGCACTTTTATGTATAACTTCAAAAATTAAATCTTCTCTATCATATGCATCTTGTAATATTCTTTTATTTGTATCGGCATATTTACCTCTTTTTAAGTTATATAAATGTCTACTGCTTAAAGCATCATTTATTTCAATAGCACTTCCAACATATAATACAACTCCATTTTTAGTTCGCATTTGATAAACTCCTGCAACATAAATATTTCCTTCAACTATCATTTTACTTTTCATGATTATAAACCTTTCTCTTTCAGCTAGTTTTAAGATTACTAGCAACTTAATTAATTTATTTAAAATATTTTTATTTTTCTATTGTATTTACTTTTCACTAATGTTATACTATGAATGAGATATAATAAACTTTTATTTGAAAATATATTATATCTCATTAGATTCTAATAAGACACCGTGGTACTCAGTATCTTATCTTGCATGAAACTCTTATATATCTTTGTTAACTTCTCATTATAGCAGAGACTCGCTTGTTTAATATTATTTGGTAGGAGTGCAATTAAGCACCCCATATATGTACATTTTAATTAAGATAATAACAATCTGTTAATCTATTTTCATTATCATCAAACAGACACAAACAAACACAACCGTTTTTATCTTCTAAAGTTCTTACATATATATTATCAAACCCACATGAACATATAAACTCTACTGTATCAGCATTTGTTTCTAAACCATTTACTTGATTGCATTTTATATAATCTAATAGATATTCTTTTACTTCTATATCTTCTTCATAGAGAATTTCAAAATCTTCTATATCTGTCCAATCTTTTTCATTTATCATATTTAATACATTCCAAATCGCTAAATAGTTTTTAAATATTAAATCATCAGCTACATTTAAATCTAAAGTATTATCTATTATACATCTTTTAGCAGTTTCTATTATATCTATAGAAGTTTCAAAACTCTTTAATGCTAAAATTTGTTTTGTTATTCTATCGCTACAATCTAAAACATCGCCCTCAATAGTTCTTCTATTAAAATTTTTAACTAAAGATGTAACTAATTCTCTAGCATCATCTTCATATTCTATATCTAATTCGGTATCGTTTGAAACAGTATCGGATAATAATTCCTTAACTTGTTTTTCTGCATTGCATAACTCATATATTCTTTCTTTTACTGCAACACTTAAAGAATCATCAAAAACTTGCATTTCATAATCAAAAAATAGAATTTGATTATATTCTTCTGCTAAATCTTTATAATCTTCAATTAACCCATTTAACTGCACTAAAGTTTCAAAATCGAAATCCTTTTTTAAATTTGCTACCATATTTTTGTTTATCATTGTTGTTTTCATAAATTCCATCCATCCTTTTTCTTTATTATTTTAGTATTACCGTTCAAAATTTTAACTAAGTATCTTCACTTAGATTGCAAATATCCTTATTGGAATAGGCAGATAATTAAACCTACCTACACCTTAAATAAAATAAAGAAAAAAGGATTTAATCATTTATAAAACCAAATAAATAATTAAATGAGTAGTTATCTACTCCAATAAAAATATTTGCATTTACTATTTATTTCTATTTACAACTCTAAAAATTAATGATAAAATTGCGTTAGACAAGATATAACATTAATTTAATAAATGTAGAGAGAATTGAAGGACAATATTTCAATAATTCCTTATTCTCTCTACATTATAGCTATAAAGTTGCATATTTATTAAACGCACTCGCCCAATAGCGTTAATAAGATACTAAAATTTTTTTTATTTTTCTCTTATCATATACAAACTTCATCCAAACCCTTGTAACCGTTGGTATTACTAGCTTTAGAGAAATATTTTTCTTATTTGTCGGGAGTGTTTATATAATCTCTAAAACAATTTAAGAATATATTTTCTTTCTCTTTGCCTTCTTCAACTCTTTTACAAGAATACTTATAAAGAATATTCAATAGTTTTGTTCTAATTTTTTTATTACTCTTTAAGTATTTATTTTCTTTATCTAACGCTCTTATAATCATTAACGACATAGTATCTAGTTTTATTGTTAGATTTAATATTTTATCTAAATATTCTTTATATAGTACATTATAATAGTGCATATTATCATCATCTTCTAAATCATCATTGGTGTTTATAAATTTTGTTATAGAATCAAAATTCTTTATGTGATCCTCTATTTTTTTAGCCTGTTTTCCGTCTTGACTTATTGAATCACCCCACAAAACTAAAAAATTTTCGTCTGAAATTCTATTATTAGAATCAGCTCTTTTTATCTTATCTATTTCTTTAAGAACTAAATTGAAAGGACAGTTATAATCATATAATTCTTCAATCATTCTCTTTTTTTCTAATTTAATATTCATTTTCTGTTCTTTATCACTTAAACTATTCCACGCTTTTTTATCTTTATTTTTAAGTTTCTTTTTAATCTCATCGCTTTTAAAAGTTGAACTTGTATATTGCCAGAATATAGGTTTTAAAGCATTTGGTAATTCTTTTCTAAGTCTATCAATTTCATTATTTAAACCATTTTCATCAGTTATTTTATTACCTTCTTTATCTAATATATACTCTTTTGTCTTTTTATCTCGCAAATACTCTCCAACTTCAAAAGCACGTTTGCTACAATCCACAGCGACTTGAGCAAGGACTGAAAGTATACACGCATTATCTAATAATTTTTTATTGTTATTATTTAAATATTCTATATATTCCATGTCCGTATCATCATTTACTTGTATTTCATTAATTTTATTTACTCTATCCCAATATTGGGATAAATATAACATTGCTACGTTAGATGATGTACCAATAGCTCTTTGACTACTTTGTAACATATTATCTACTTCAGATAAATCAGACATTGTATTATTATAAGTTTTGGGAGAAGGTACAAAATCATTAACTATAGTTGGATAATCTTGAGCCTTTTTACAACTGTCTACAACATCTTTATTTATTGTGCATAATAGGAAGTCCGTATCTTCATCAAGCCCATTTCCTCGTGATTGTACGTCATTATAAAGCATATTTACTGCTATTACATTCTCACCAAAATAACTGAAATACTTGTCCATTTTTTCATCAATGTGATTTTCAAAAACTAAAATGTTGTTTGGACTATTGTGTGGACTTCTAAACGCTCCAATTTCTTCACTTTCTTTAAATCTCTTACAATAGCAACTATTTTTATTTGGAAGTGTTTCGTCTATATATTCACTTATTACGCCATCTTTTATATAATTATCTAGTTTTCCTGCAACATATTCTAGTAATAAAAATGGATTGGCTAGTATAGTTTCATTGTCACCTTCTATCAATAGTTTACCTTTTTGTAATTGTTCTTTATATTTGTTTATTTCTGCTTTTCTATTATCTTTAAAATAATAACTATTAACAAAAGTCTTATATGTAGTTGCTATGTGTGCTAATAATAAATTATTATTAACTTCACTTGCTGTTCTTTTTAAATGTTCTATAAAGAATTTATCATCATTTTTTAGTTTATATATGTATTCTTTGCTATCTTTAAATAATTCTTCAATGTTTATGTCGGGTAAGGTGCTTAACATTTGATAACTCATTCTTTGCTTAGAACCATATTTACTTTTATGATTTCTCTTACATATTCCAAACTTACAACCATTTTCTTCAACCCATCTTGACCATTCTTCAAACGACTCTTTACTTACTCCTAAGAACTTTTCCCACTTCATTGCATTTTCGGTAGTAATCATTTTAATAGTAGATATTTTAACTTTTCTACCATATCTGTCAATTACCTCAGCATCTTCATATTTATCTTTGTATTCATCTTTAAAATATTGTTGAAAATCACAGCAAAATGCACCTGTTTTATAGAAATGGTGTCTTAATCCTCTAAATCCTTCTCCCCCTTGTAAAAGGCACATACCATCCCAAATTGTATTCTTACATGATTCTTTTGTGTGTATTGCTTCACTTAATCCAGTTTCTTTATTCCTACCTACTTTTATAACATCTTGCAATTCAGAATAACAATCTAAGTCATTAACAACTAAAATTTCAGATGGTTTAATAACTATATAATCTTCTATTGCAGATGATACAAGACTTTTATACACTTCATATTCAACTAATTTTGCATTTGTAGCAGGTAATTTAATACCCATACTTTGCCACGCATTTATACTATCCCATAATTTTTCATTAATGAAATAATCTTCTCCATTTTTTGCTTTTCCACCTGTTCTAAACCAATATTTATATGTAATAGTTTTATCAAATACTTTTTCTTTTTTAATAGTTTTGTATGTATCAATTGAAAATCCTTCTTCGTATAGCAAATCTCTTAAAGCATCTTTTTTAAATGTATTATCATTTATGTTGTTTTCTACATTAGTAATTAATTCAGTTTCAATATTTTTAACTTCATCGTTTATTGCATACTCAAAAATTAATTCATTAAGTTGTTTTTCTAATTTATCAATTTTATTAATTCTAGTATTTATTTTGCTTTGTAAAGATTTAATTATTTTTATATCTGTTTCATTTTCTAATTTATCATTTAGTTCAATTAATTCAGTTTTAGCTTTTTTTAATTGGTTTGTCTTACTATTTATTTCTTTATCTAATTTCTTAACATTGCTCTTACTCTTTCTATTATCTTTCTTTAGTTTTTTATGTTCTTCGACCATCTCTTTAGCTTCTTGACTACTATATCCATAATCGAATTTTACGCTTATTATATCCTTTGTTGAGTTTTGTTTATTAATATTAAGTCCTAATTCTTTTAACTTATCTAATAATAAACTGTTGCTGAATACAGCCTTTCCAAATTCAGCATCTTTACCTTCTTTTAATTTTAATACTTCTGCTCCATTAATACTTTTAATTTTCACACCATTCATCATTCTCAATTCCTTCTTTCTTCTTATTTATTTATTTATTTTTAGACACGTAAAAAAAGCTATACCTATCCTCACTAATAACGAACGAAAAATTTAGCTCGTTTAAAAAGTGATGAAAGCATAACATCTAAATTTATATTGTGTCGTTCTCTGCGACACCTATTGCTTTTTGATTATTTAATTGTTATTCCGATGCCGACAATATTGGCTTCATCGGTGAGTGTTAAATTTGGCACTCAGATATTATTTATATTCCCCATTGTTGTTTTAATGCATTTACTAATTGCATAGCGTGACCATCTCCACCCATCTTATCTGGATGAAATTCAAACGCTAACTTTTTATACATTTTCTTATAAATTGGTTTATCTTCTTCTGCAATTGATAATGTTTTTGTATTATTTCCTAACCAATCATCATAATTAAAATTCTTATAAGATTCATAGTATTGTTTTCTTACTTTATCTGCAAAGTCACACATTTCTTTCCACAGTGAAAAATTCTTTACTTTACCTTCTTCATCATAAATATCGTCAAACTTAAAATTATCTGAAAGCCAAGGCTGATATAATTCTTGCCATTTTTTATATTCTTCATCATATTTTCTCTTTTTTTCTAGTTCTTCTTCAACTCTTTTATTATGTTCTTTCCAATACTCCGCAACATTTTCTGATAACTTTTTATATAATCTTATGTACGTTTCAGCTTCTTCAATATCTAAATTTTCATCATGCTCACATAGTTTCTTTATATTATCTATTATTACTTCTTCTTCATCTTCTGTTGTATAATGACCAAGCAACTTATAGTTTTTATAAATACATATCGAACTATAACAATCATCACTCAACTCTGATATTTGATAATCCTCTAACTCCAAGTTATTTACTTTAAATAATTGTTCTTCTTCCCAATTATAATAATGATGATCTATTACATTTTCTTGCCAATCAAAATGAAAATTATCTAATATTCCATATCTAATTGTACTTTTATGTTCTTTATTCCATTCATAATGCTCATAATTTGAGTAAAAATCATTTCTATCTATGTATTGATTTAATAATTCCGTTTTAAAAAATATTGGCAAATCACATTTTGTCTTTGCTATTACTTTATTTACTTCTTCTAAAGTTATTTCTTTTGCATTGTATCTTGCTATTAATGTAGTTTCAAAATCATCTTTATATGCTTGTCTTATTTCTATTTCTTTAATAATTGTGTTAGTATCTTCTATTATTTGCTTTATCTTATCATCTTGAAACTCGATAGGTGTATTGCAAATAATTTTCTTTTTATGATTTCTCATATTTTCAAATTCTTCATGTAAATCTTTTACTTTCTTATCTATTTCTTTTTGAGATATATTATCCTCTTTCAATTCTTCTATCAGTTCTTTTATTTCCTTTTGCTCTTCTTCATTTATTGCTTTTATATTATCATCTAATATTGTTATTAATTCTTTAGGTGGTTCAAATGCGACATTGATGTCGTTTTTCTTTTTAGATGTTTTTAATTCAGATTTCTTTTCTTTAATTATTTTTTTTAGTTCTGTAAGTGATATATTTTTTACATCATTTGTTCTAACAATATCTTCAGCAATTTGTATTTTACATGAAGATAATTCTATTAATTTAGTTCCACCCAACATATTAATTTTACTTTCTAACTCTTCTGATAATGCACTTGTAAACATAAATGCTTTTATATATCTTTGTGCAGTTCTAGGTGTGTAGTCTACATTTTCTTCAAGCCATTTTCCCCATTCACCGTGTGGCAATTGTTCCTTTATACAATGTAGACACATGCCAATTTCCCCTATACTGTCATCAATATTTGTTTTAGCTTGTAATATCTTTTGTTTTAACATTTCAATTTGCACTTGGCTTTGTTCTTCTTCTGTTAAATTTTGATTTTCAATATTTTTTCTTCTCATTATTGCTTGTCCTTCTTTCTTATAATATTTGTTGCATCAATTCATCTATTTTATCATCTAACTCTAAATATTTTTTATATCGTTCTTCACAGTCAATTCCTAGTTCATATAATTTTTGTTTTTCTTTTTCTAATTTCAAAATTTCCTTTTGTATATTGTTTTCTCTTGCTATTTTGTTCATATTCATTCTCAATTCCTTCTTTCTTATTTATATATTGTTTTAGGAGAAAGGCTGTACACCTAACTCCTAGTTATTCAATCTCATAAATTTTACTTTCCATCTGTTCCTTATCCCCTCTAATTTGAGGTTTAATCCAAATCTTCTTACCACTCTTATATTCTCTCCAATGACCTCTAACTGTCCAACCTGCTATATGTCTTTCATATTCTCTTTTTTCTTCTTCTGTTGGCTCTTTAATATTATCTGTATTGATTCTTATTATATTTTGCTTAATTAATTTTACCTTTGGTTTCTTACCTGCTCTTTTATCTTTTTTAGATTGAACTTTTTTAGTATGAATTCTAGTTTCTCTGATTATAGATTCTTGATTAACTTGAGAATATGCTAAAACATTAAAATACCACATAATAAAACTAATAATACTATTATGAACATGTTCTATTAATTCTTGTTCGTTATTATAAAGCAAAATATTTTCATCATAAAAATATTTTTCAAAGTTTGCATTTATATATATGTCGCACAAATCATATCTTTCTTGTAAAAAATGTATATAATCTTTTGAATTGAAATTTGTATTGCAACTATAATGATACATAGGATTTTTTAAAGAGGTTTCACCTTTAAACACATTAATTATTGCCTCTTTTTCACTGAAATCAAAATATAAATAGTAATAAAGTTCTTTTTTGTTGATTTTAAAAATAACTTTTTTGAAAATATTATCTACTTTTATTATATCTTTGTTTTGATTTACCCAATTTTCAATTTTTATATTTTCGTCACTAGTAATTTCAATTACATCTACTTTGTTTAAATTATTTTTCTTTATTATTGTTTCAGAATATTTTAAAATATTTTCAGTATCTATTTCAATTCCCTCTTTCTTATTATTTTTTATTTGTTGCTATAAGCAAATACTTCTTTTATATTTAAATGTCAAAAATATTTCTTGCATCACTTGACAAAATCCAAAATATATGGTAATCTTTAAACATAAGATTTATGCTTTTAATAAAGCAATGTGACTTATATATAGATGTTATACTTTATAACTTTATATTTATTATTGTCAAAGAACTTATTACAAGTTATAGACGGTGTGGTAGTTGTCTATAACAAAAACTTATTTAAAACTTAAAATCAAAATCAAAAGGCTGTTAATTTGTGGTAGAATTTATAGCCTTGTTTGCGTTTTATATCGTCTTATGTAGTATAGTATACTACTTTCAAATTTTATTGTCAAATTTTTCTTTTCCTTCATTTTTAATTCTGCTAAATCAAACATTTTAACACGCTTCTATATTAAATTCTCTATTTAAATTATCTCTTATATAGAATCCATTTTGAGTGCTGCTTAATTCTTTTATTTCTACATCTTCTAATAAATCTTTAAAATCGTTAATTAGTAACGGTATATAATTAACTTCTATCATTCCTGTACACATTTCACCATATTCCAAAAATTCACTATAAGCTTGTTCCATTTTAGCCCACTCTCTTTCTCGTTTTTCTTGATCTAAGCTATCTAATATAGCTGTAATATCCTGTGCCAAATCCATGTCACCTAACTCTAAGCATTTTAAAGTTACTCTTTCACATTCCTTTCTTATTAATTCTTTCATTCCTAAAAATTTAATTTTACACATTTTTTAAATTCCTCCTAATTTTCTAGGAGATAAATTCTCTGATTAGAGTTTAAAGACGATTTTTTAAAACAACACACAACCATCATCTTTAAACCTACTTTACAACATTTAATTTTCATTTTTTATCTCCTATTTGATATAATATTTATAAAGTAAAGTTTTTCTTTGGATTAATTTACCTTACAAATATTATTATAGGACGAAAATAGAACAAAGTCAACACTTTTCGTTCAATATTTAATATTTTTTTAAATTTTTATTGATTTCCGTTCACATATAGTATATAATATTATTTATTAAGGTAAATATTACTTTTTAGGAGTGAATGTATAAATGTTAGTTTTTAATTTAAGAATACAAATGGCAATACATAAAATGAATATTAGTGAATTATCAGAGATTACAGGTATTAGACGACAAACTATTAGTAATTATTATAATGAAACATATAAGCACATTGTAAAAGAGCATCTTGAAGCATTTATTAGAGTATTTAAATGCAATATTACTGATTTGTTAGAATGGAAAGAAGATTAAAACAAGTGATATTAATTCACCTGTTTATAAAGATGTGGGGCAATTGTTCCTGCATCTTTTTTTCATTTGTATATAAATATCCATGTGTTGGGATTTTTTCATCTTAAAGTAAATCATATCTGTCTATATCATAATCTGACATACAACTTTCTTCATATGACATATCTGTTTCTTCATTATATATACATATTTCTTCAAATGGATTAGTAATAGTTTTATTATTTTTTAATTTTACTTTTTGTTCAATTTGATCTTTTTCAATCATAGATTCTTCTTTTGAATATTTATCAAATACACCACCGAAAACCTTTTTAACTTTTGGTGTACCATGTATTCCTTTGTGTTTCTTATATGTAGTTACTTCCTCTGTAGTTACATCTACAGGTCTTTCATCTAATATTTTATTTTGTGCATCATCTATTTTTTTAATTTTATTATCTATTTCTGTAGTATCTTTACCTTGATTTTTCATTTGTACTGATTTACCCTTACGTCCATTGGCTGATTTATCATTATTTTTATAATCTTTGCAAATAATCATATGTTGTTTTTCAACCAATTCATGTTTATATTGTTTAAGTCCTGCTTTTAATTCCATTTCACATAATTCAATATCATAGTCTGATAATTCTGCAACTGCATAAACATTCTTACTATTTTGTTTTTGACTTGGATTATCTTGTGGAGCAACTATAAAACTATCATATCTAATCATATCATTATCTTTTAATGTTTTAATACATTTAGATATGTCTTTAATTCCTGTAAATTTATTTATATATTTATAATCAATAGCTATAGTTTGTGAGTCACATTCATAAGATAATCCTGCATGAGTTTTATCGTCTCTTTTATGACACATCATTTTTATAAATAAATACACTTTCAATAATGTATTCCTTTGTCTGTTGTCCTTTACAATAGAATTTATCATATCTATTTCTTTTTGTTCTAACACTGTATATTTACCTAAAGCTTGTTCTTTTAATATATCTGTATCTATTTCTAAAATAGTATCTGTTTTAAAATCTTTTTTATCAATAGATATATAACTTGTTTCATTTAAAGCCACTAATATATTTTTAAAAGATTTTTGATTATCTTTAGAAGTTGGATAACTACATCTTTCAATTAATTTATTTACGTTTGTAGTGCATAAACCTCTAAAATCTGTTCCTACTAATAATTCATAAATAATCTTAACTATTTTATCATCTTTGGTAATATCGAACATACTATCTTTGTTACTAAATTTGTTACTTCCTGTATTTGTCTTTTCTCCTGTTGCAACTGAGAATATTGTATTTGGTATTTGAGCATAAACTTTTTTATTCATAATTTGTTACCTCTTTCTATTAATTATTTTTTTAATTGATTTTTTAATTCGTTAATCTTTGTCATTACAATTTCAAATTTTTCCGTTTTTTCAAATCCATAAACCTTTTTATCAGAATATTTATCATCTAAAGCTTTGTAATATTCACCAGACAAAAAAGCTATCGTTGTTGCCATTGCTTTATTTTTAATTATGTACATTTATAAAACCCTTCTTTCATTATTTGTTTTTAAGTTGTTTTTAATTTGATTTTTTATTTGATAATAATTTTTACGTGGAAGGCTTTAGCCGAACACAAATAACTTATCTCTTAATATATTACTTATCTCTTAATAACACCCTAATAGTAAGTACCCAAAGGTAGGGTTATTATCAGTAATTATATATATTAACCATACCTTTAAGGGGGTGTTATTGGGGTTAGTAAAATAGCCATTTGTAAGACCTACTTAAATTATCTAAGTCCATTTTTTAATCAATCCTTTCATTATTCAATTCATTATTTAATTTTTTTAAAGTTCTATTTATTAACTTTTCCACTTGCGTAATTATTGGTTGTTTTGGAATATAATCATCTTTATCACTTAACCATCTAGATATACAAGTTTTACTAACTTTAACATTATCAGAAATCCATTTTTGTTCAGCTCCAGTTATCTTTAAATATCGTTTTACTTTTTCTCTTGTATTCATTTAATATCAATCCTTTCATTTAATTTATTGTGATTTACTGTTTATAAAAAAAAATATAAAAAAAGAACATATAAAATGCTCTTTCTATCTACCATATATACAATTTTATTTGGCTCTCTATCTATAGGAGCCTTATATTATTTACTTCACACATAGCCTAAACCTAGTATTCATGCCACTTTGAAGATTTATACAAATATTTCTTTCGCATTTTCTTTGGGTTTTGGATTTTTCCAAAGTGAATATTTTTTATTTACATTTTTTCTTCTCATATAGAAACCAATTTTATCCCCTATTATATATTTTAAGAATGGCTTAACCATGCGTGTTTAGAGTATATTGGTGTGAAAATTATATAAGATAGGTGTGAAGTGTTTTGTTATCTGCTATCATTTTTATTGATAGCAATTTAGATTGAATTGGTAATAATTTGGTATTATAATATAATTAAAGGTATCTTTGTGGTAGTAGATACCTTTGCAATATGTTTAGGTTTCTTAAAGGGTTGTCAACATTGACAGCTCTTTATTTTTTTGCAAAATCACTTTGGGTAGTCGCATTGCGACCATCCTCTTTGTGTTGATACTTATTCTCTACCATAATTACCACAGTATTTTTTTTAAAAATATCACCTTCAAATACGCATGAACACTTGGTTTACAAATCTTTTACTTTTTACCACAACTCCTGTATTTTCTCATGTTTTCTCCCTACCATACATAGGAAAAGACCAACTCTATAAACCATTGGTATAACTGGCATACGTGGTTTGTTTTTTAAATTTTCATTAAATTTTTAGCTATTTTAGAGATTTTTTTAAAATGTTTTTAAAGGACAATTAGGTGTCGCAGAAATGTGTGTATCTCTTCCTCCATATAGGAAAATACTGCAACCTCTGTCAAGTGGGTATTTTATTAGGTTTAGACGTGTAAGTAAATCAAACTTTCTTAACTTTTGCCTGTAAATATCATTTTAAATTCTCATTAAATTTTTAGATATTTTATATCCTACTGTTGCTTTCATAGAACCATTTTCAATCATTTGTTGAAGTTCTGGAATTAAAGTAGTTAAGTATTTGTAGTTTCTAAGCTGTCTTGCATCTAACCCTATTTTAGAAGCTAACTTTGCTTGACGGAAATAATTTCCGTCAAGCACCTTATTTATATATTGATTACTTCCACTTCCTCCTGCACTACCTTGTCTTATTCCCTTAATTCTTTCCAATTCTGATGCTAACTGTTCTTGTTTTGCTAAGGGAGGATTATCCTCCCTTTCCATAACTTAGTGTCGGACATTTTGTCTTTCACTAAACATTCCGACGAATTCAACGGAATGTAATCAGTTTTTTAAATCACCGACAAAAAAAGAAAGCTAAAACATTTCTGTAATAGCTCTCTAAATAAAATTATGAGATTAATTCATATCCTTTATTGGTTATATTGTTACATATAATTATATGTACATGATTGTCCATTCCTACTCTTATCAGTTCTACCATTCCAATGTAACCATCTTGTTTCGCTTGTTCCATTAAAGCTCCTAGCCTATTTTTATCAATACCATAATCTACTTTATTAATGTCTTTTCCACTATCATAGTCTTTTAAAACTTGTTTTAATATCTCATAATTCATTGTTGTTTCATCTCCCTTTTTAATTTTTATAAAAATATCTCCTATAGATATAATTTCTACAAAAAGGTTTAAAGTCCTTTAAATTACAAATAGTATTAAAGTCTTACAATAATTATATAAAATTAGACTAAGATTTCTCTTAGCCTAAACTCAATTATTTATCTATTTTTCTTTTACCTTCATATCTTATCTTTTCTTTATCTTTGCTTAAAGGCTTTATGTCTATTTCATCTTTCAAAGGCATATCTTTTTCAACAATACTTTTCATATCATCTATAGACTTATCTCTTAAATCATCTCTCCTAGCGTTTAATGCTTTTATATAATTTATAATTGCTCGTGTTAATTTCATACTAGCTTCAATATCTCCAAAACATAAATTTTCTTGATGTTTTAACTTCCTAAAAGTAATATATATATTATCTAATGAATTTAAAACTTCTATCACTTCATTTGTTAATCTATTTTTATCCATTAATACTACTTGTGCTTTAGATTCTATCATATTTCACACATTGCCTTCAATAATTACTTGATTATTTGCTTTATTAGATATTTGCAAAAGTTCATCTATATATCTTGCATCACCATCATAGTTTACTATTGCATTATTTTTTAAATGTTCTATTTTTGACTTTAAAGTTTTTACTTCTTCATTCAATACATATATCGGAACTTCTATACATTCTTTCCCACGTCCGTGCATACTTGCTAGTCGAATAACTTCTTTAAAAGCATCTATAACTTTATCCAATTCCTTTAATTTATTTTCAACCTCACCATAATTCATTACACATCACCCTCCAATGTTCTCTTTATATTTTACCATTTATTTACATATAATAAAATAATTTTATTCATTAAACAATAACAAAAATTCTCCTAATTATTTACCAAATATGACTTTATTCTAAGTTATTATATTATGTAAAGATTAGTTAATAATATTAATATGAAATTAAAGGATGGTGATAATAATGTTTAAGTGTATTGCTTACGCCTATACTTCAATCATCTAAACTCAGTATTTACTATTTTAGAAGTAACTACAAGTTATTACTTATTTTTAATATATAGTTGACTTCAAGACTATAGTAAATATACTTGAGGAACTGTGGAAACATTGTGAAGTGAATATATTTTACCCTAAGTCGCTAAACAAAGAGTAAATATATACTTGAGTATACTGAATTGTATCGCTCGTTCTATCTCTATTATATATAAAGCTACTAATTGCCAACGCTTACCCGACAATAGTTGTTATATGCTTCATATCCCGTCCGTAGACACGTTCCCTAACAAAACCCATATAATTTATATAGCGACCATATGTACTCGCTTAACGGGATAAAATTACAATAGAGTATAATTCTATACCGAGGTTCTTTTCTGCGTCGACGACCTTATCTACTAATATTATTTATACTTGTAATAGTGCTTGTACAAGTGACCTATATCTTTTTTAATGATATAAGAAATAAACCTATTGCAATCTCTAAAATTTTCGATTACAATATAGTTATTGAGTTAAGTTGTAATCTTTATAGATATATAGAGGTTGCAAAAGTTTATAAAACGATATTCAGTTTTAGAGTAGTGGTTATTGCTAGTAACCACTATTTTTTTATTTTTAATTAATTAAATTTCCCATCTATAACCACAATTTTGACATATAGCTTCACTATGTGTTTTAGATTTAAATTTATTTGGTTTAAAAAGTTCAAAAATCAGTTTTGGAATAGTTAAGAATAGCCATAGCATAGGCTCTAACCACCAACCAATAAATAACCAATAGATAATTCCCTTGTGCTTATTTTGTATGTGTGTAACAGCTTGTACATTTATAATTTCACTACCACATTTCTTACATTTCATTCTCAGTACCTCTCTTATCTTAATTTGATTCTATTATTGTTAAATTGACTTAGAATATTGTTCTCTTGCATATCTTCTTTTAAATCATTTGTTAAAATATTTATATAATTTTGTGTCATTTGTAAACTACTATGAGATAAAGCTTTTTGTAATGTGGCTACAGATTTACCTGACATAATCCAATATTTAGCAAAAGTGTGTCGCATAGCATGAATAGAAGTTTTGTTAACACCACATTTTTTATTGTAATTTCTTACAGCTTGCGTTATTCCATTCCTTTTTATTTGATTTCCATATATATTACAAAACAGAAAATCATCTAAATTTTTAAATTGTCTATGTTGTAAATACTCTTTTAATATTTTTAATAACTCGTTAGGAATAGGTAATGTTAAAGGTTTATGATTTTTTGTATGCATAACTTTTATAGTTTCACTGTCCCAATCAATGTCTTTAATTCTTATATTAATTAGACTGGACAATCTTATCCCCAAACCAAAGAATGTTGATACAATACAATAATTTCTATAATATGCCCAACTACATTTTTTCAAATTGGGTTTTTTTAATAACTTTTTAATGTCTTCTTCTGAATAAACTTCCACCGGCTTTTTATCAGGTTTAGGTAATACAATTTTAAAAACAGGTATATACTCTTTTTTCTGAAAAAAATGAATAATTGTACTTAAATCTCTTGCGTAAGTATATATTGTTTGTGAATTAATATTTTTATTTTTTCTAACTTCTACAACGAAATTTTCATAGAATTTTAAGTTTATAGAATTAATTATCGTTTTTTTATCTAAATATTTAATCAGTTGTTTATAGCCTTGTTCATAATGCTCTAAGGTATCTATTCTTAAATTTCTGCTTTTACAATCAAATAAAAATTCATCAAATCCTTCTTCAAAAGTTTTTTCATTTGCTATCTTATTAATTTTAATTCTTTTCATTTTTCCACCTCTTTTTAGACGTAAAAAACAACACACGTCATATTAAAATTAGAATTTCTTCCTTAATATAACGTGTGTTGTAAAATTATTAACCTATAAGCGAATTTTTATTGTTATCTCATTATAGTTCTTTTATTAAATTAGCCATCTCAATTGCACCTACTGCACATTCATAGCCTTTATTTCCTGCTTTAGTTCCGGCTCTTTCTATAGCTTGTTCTATATTATTTGTTGTAAGTACTCCAAACATTACTGGCTTTCCAGTTTCTAATGATACATTTGCAATTCCTTTAGAAACTTCTGAACAAACATAATCGTAATGTGATGTTGATCCTTTTATTACTGCACCTAAACATATAACAGCATCATATTTAGGGCTTTTTGCCATTTTCTTTGCTATTAACGGCATCTCAAATGCTCCTGGTACCCAAGCTACATCTATATCCTCTACATTTACCCCATGTCTTTTAAGCCCATCTAATGCTCCATCTAAAAGCTTGCTACCTATAAATTCATTAAATCTTCCTACTATTATTCCAACCTTTAATCCTTCTGCAATTAATTTTCCTTCAAAAATATTCATACATTATCTTTAGTGAGAGAGTGTATTGTAAGTACTAAACTCCCACTAAATCCTCCTTTCATTCTTATTATTCACTTTTTAGTGTATAACAAGTTATTTTATACTTTTTATTTTTTCTAAACTTTCTCTTAATCTTTTATTTTCATCTTTAAGTTCTTCCATCTCAACTAAATGAATAATTAGTTTCTCTTTATCTTCTTTAAGTCTTTTTATTTCATCATATAGTTGTTTTATCTTATCATCTTTAGCCTTTATCTTATCTTTAGGTGTGGCAACTATACTATCATTTGGTACACCTTTTTGAATGGCTCTTAGGCTTAATATACGTTCTTTAAGAATGTCATTATTGTATAGAGTAGCCTTAGATACTCCAGCTTCCTCGGCTACTGTTTTAAAGTTAATTTTCTTAGTTTTAGAACGCTTTAACTTATCTATTGCTTTATTAACCTTTTCGATAGTTTCTTGGTTTTTCTTTTCAGCAAATTCCTTTAATCCTTCTGTATTTCTATTTCTTTTCTTCATTAATTTGCACCTCCAAACTATCTACTAATGGTTTTAAATACTTATATTTAATGTATTGCCTTTCCCAAGAACGTTGTTGTCCTAACTCTTTATACCTTGACATTTCTTTTTCCATAAGGTCTAATTCTTGTTTTAAAATAGGATAGAATTTAACCTCGGTAACATAGTTAGGACAATTATAAAAGAAACAACCATCACCATCTGAACAATTACCCCTTCTAAAATCATATAGGCATACGCCTGTCGGTAATGGATTAAAACTCATTGATTTAGATAAGTTAGAAACTATATCATCAACCTCTTGCTCAGTTTTACCTCTAAACTGTTCATCAAGTTTAGTCTTTATTTCTTTTGCTCTAAGTCCAGCAATTTTAGAGTCTTTACCAAGTATCATATCTGAATATATTTCTTTAACTTCTTCCTCTTTTAAAGTAAGATAGTGTGAAGTCATTTCAATAGATACATGAGTAAACTGTTTCATAATGTGTGCTATTGGTACTTTTTGCTTGATAAGTTCTCTAACAAATGTTGCTCTAAATTGATGAGATTTTAATGGATATAAGTTACCTTTACTATCTCTTATATCCCATCTTTTAATGAAGTTAGGTAATCTTCTACCAGTAAATTTATCTACCTTTAAAACTTCAAAACTATTATTGTATCTAACCAAGAATAATTCCTTTAATCCACTTTCTTCTCTTAAATCCTTAGTATATTTTTCAAGTTCTTCAACTACATTTTTAACTAATTCATTAATAAATACCTTGTGAATTATAGGCTCACCTTTTTCTGTTTTACCAAGAGTAACTTCCATATAAACATATCCATCATTCGTTGTGTGAACACAACCTTGTCGGATAGATAACACCTCATTAATTCTAAGTCCAGTTTGACTTTGAATTATTATACCTGATTTAGTTAAGATATTCTTTTCTTTCAATGCACATTGAAGTATTTTATCAAATATACCTTCGGGAATAGGTTTAGTTTTATTTTCTTTTAAAGCCTTTTTAATATCCCATAAATCATTAGAAGTAAAATTTACAAAGATATTAGTTTTAGGTACATCCCATCCCTTTATTTGTCCCATCTTAATAATTTCTTCAACTACTGAACAATATAAATATCCTGTTCTTTGAGCCACTTTCTTATCTTCTTTAAGCCATAATGCATAACTTAAAAATATTTCTTTTGTTACGTCATTAAAACTATTAATATTATTTAAAATACAATATTCTATAAATGCAGGTAAATATGCTTTAATATAAGTAAATACTGTTTGAGGTTTTATCTGTCCTAACTTATAATAAGCATAAAGTTTCACTGTTAATTTCATATCTTCATTTTGAATAAAACCGAAGTTAATTTTCTTACGACTATCCTTAGTTGTTTTAAAAGTTATAAAAAGTGATAAATCCCATACGTCATCAGTAAATTTAGAATTTCCAATGGTTATATCGCTATAATCACTTTCAATGGTTATTGGATGCAAATTTAACTTAGTTATTGCCAT